CTGGACGGACAAGAGCTCGCGGATGCGCTCGAATTGACGTATGCCGCGCCGCTCGACGACGTCCTCGATCAGGTCGCGGAAGCGGCCGACGACATTGTCGGGGCCCTGATCACCACGGCCGCCTATGCGGCCGAGCCCGCCGCCTGCAAGGAGGCGACGCTGGCTGTGGGCGTGGAGATCTTCCAGGCGCGCACCGCGGCCGGTGGGCAGGCTGTAGCGGTCGATTTCACACCCGGCCCCTACCGGCTGTCCGTGTGGCTCACAAGGCGCGTAATGAGCCTCCTAGGGCCCTACCTGAACGTTGGGGGCATGGTCGGATGACCGCTCTCACGACGGAGGCACGGCAGGCCCTCGTGGCGGCATTCGCCCCGACCGGCCTCAAGGTGTATGACACGGTCCCGGCCGTGCCGACACCGCCGTGCATCGTCGTCGTCCCCGACACGCCCTGGCTGCTGCCAGAGCGGCTCGGCTCGACCCTGAACTACCGGGCTCGCTGGCGCGTCCTGATCGTGATCAGCCCTCGGAACAATGCCCAGGCCGTCCTTGACATTGAGAACGCCGTCGACGACTGCCTCGGCTACATACCGACCGGATTCAACGTGGATCTGGTCAATCCGCCCTCTCTGTCCGATACAGGGGCCCAGGGCACCGTGTACACGGTCGAAATAGCCGTGTCGGCACATATGAAGGAGTAGAAATGGCAGTTGTCAGCGTGGCCGGCGCGGCTTTTACCGTCGACGTCGCCACCATCGCTTACGAGGATCAGGTGACCACGGGCACCGTGACCACCACCCCGACGATCGTTCGCACCCCGACCCTGTCGGACGTGTCGTTCGTCCAGACCGACCTCAACAGCACGATCTCGCTCGACTTCCTGTATGACGAGAACTCGGGCCTGTATGACGCCTTGCAGGTCGCTATCGCGGCCGGGAACGACGTCGCCGTCGACGTCCGGTCAGCCACCGGGCACTGGGCCGGAGCGTCGATGATGATCGAGTCTGCCGAGATGAACGTCGACGCCGCAGGCGTCGCCACGTGCTCCGTGAGCTTCACGGGCGCAGTCACTTTCAGCTAGTCAACCGTGAACGGGGAAAGCCATGTTTCCACAACTGAACGTGTACCTGGACGACAATGACGAGGCCACAAGCCTTGACACCACAAGCCTTGATTTCTGGACCTACGAAGAGCTCGTAGCGAAGGATCCGAGGGCCAAGACTTCCGAGCACGGGATGCGGCTCACCATCGCGTTTATTCACTGCGAGGGCCGCGACCCGAAAAACCTCGAGGAGGTCAAAACTTGGGCCAGGACGAGGAAAGCCCGCGTCATTGTCGGCAGGGACGTGGACCCTACCCGGTCGGATCCCGGCGACGACTCCTAGTCAAACTGGCGATCCGGCTCGGCAGGCCGATCGAAGAAGTACGGCAATACGAACCGGCACTAATCGCAACGATCCTCGAGGAGTTGACCTAATGGCAAGCGCCAGAGTGTTCGACGCCTACGTCGAGGGCCTCAACGAGCTGCTCCGCGCCCTGAACAAGCTGCCCAAAGAGGCCAACCAGGAGCTCAAGGCCTCATCGAAGGTCATTGCCGAGCGCTACATGGTTCCGGCTTGGAAAGACGCGGCCCTGAACTATGCAGGCCCGTGGGGCGAGAAAATCGCCGCTAGCGTCAAGGCCGGCACGGACAGGATTCCAGTCGTCAGGATTGGCGGTAACCGGAAAGTATTCTCCGGTGGGGCCAGCGCCACGATGGTCCGGTATCCGTCCGACTCCGGCCAAAAGCGCGACTCGTGGGCACCGTTTGAGGAGACGGACTGGATCGCCAAGCGGGCCCCGTACCAGGAGAAAGCCCTCGAGGAGTGGGCCAACGCCGTTGACCGCGTCATAGCGAAGTGGGCGGTCCTCTAATGGCCAAGACACTGACCGTCTACCTCGCGGCAGACCTCAAGAAGTTCAACCAGGGCATGGACGACGCCGAGCGTCGCGCCAAAGGCCTTGGCGGCACGATGTCCGGCATGCTCGGCCCCGCCCTGATTGGAGCTGCCGCAGCCGCCGGAACCTTCGCCGTCGCTTTGGGTGTCGACGGAGTCAAGGCCGCTGTCGAGGACGAGGCCGCGGCCGCCAAGCTCGCCAAAACCCTCGAAAACCTCGGCTTAGCCCACGACACGGCCCCGGTCGAGGCCTACATCGACTCGATGCAGCGCAGCCTCGGCATTGCTGACAGTGAGCTCCGCCCCGCCTATGACAGGCTGGTTCGGTCGATCGGCAACACCGAGGAAGCCAACAAGGCGCTCGCCCTTAGTGCCGACATTGCAGCCGGAACAGGCAAGAGCCTTCAGGCCGTCACGGAGGCCTTGGGCAAGGCCTATGACGGCAACACGTCCGGGCTGTCACGCCTGGGGGCCGGACTTGATACCGCGATCCTGCGAACCGGCGACATGCAGGCCATTACCCAGCGCCTTGCCGACACGTTCGGCGGGCAGGCCACCACCCAAAGCCAGACATTCCAAGGCCAGCTCAACAGGCTCAGTGTCGCCGCCGACGAGCTGAAAGAGGCATTCGGAGTCGGCCTGCTCGGCGCCATTGACGACGCCAACGGGCAGACACAATCCCTGACGGATTCCATGGCCGAGCTGGAGCCTCTGCTTAAGCGGATCGGAGGATTCATTGGGGAAACCGCCTCGGACTACCTGACGCTCGCTGACGCCATTCAGGACGCTGCCAGCGCCTCCGAAGATTTCATCGACGGCCTTGGACCCCTGAAGTTCCTCGTCGACGCGGCAGCCTCGACGTTCTACCAGTTCCTCAACCCCGTGTCGTACACGGTCGACGTGTTCACCGCTGCCGACAAGGCAGCCCGCGGAATGACCTCAGGAACCGTCCTGGCGGCCCTAGGAGCCCGCAACGTCGGCACGGCCGCGTCCAGTGCCACACCAAGCGTCCAAGGCCTCACGGACGCTGTAGACGATTCAGGCGCCGAGGCGTCCGAAAGTGCCGTCCGGTACCTGTCACTGGCAGAGGCAATCGACGCCGTAGGCGGAGGCACATTCAACTATCGCAAAGAGATCTCCGGCGCCACCGATGACGCCCGGGATCTCGCTATCGAGCTCAACTACAACGCCCACGTCACCCGGGTGAACGAGGCCGCGGCTGCGGCTGCCGCTGCGGCGACCGGCAGGCAGGGGTCGGCGGCCTCGAGCGCAGCCGGATCAACGGAGAAGCTGACGGCGGCAGAGAAAGCCCTCACCAAGGCCTACGAGGCACAATCCCTCCAGTTCGAGGACACGAAGGCCAGCCTCCAGCAGCACATTATGGATCTGGAGACGGCCGGCCAGAGGGCCAAGGACTACGCCGACAGCATCCGAGACGGCCTTACCGCCGGACTGGATCTCGCCGCCGCCTACTCCGGCCAGTTCACCAAAGAGGGCGAAAAAACTGGGATAAGCCTCCTCGAGGGATTCAACCGACAGGTCGCGCAGGTCGAATGGTTCGGGAACGTCCTAGCGGCCATGAAAGCGCAAGGCGCCGACGCCGGATTCATCCAAGAGGTCGCAGGCCTCGGCCCCGGAATCGGCGGCCCCCTCGGCGAGCAGCTCATCAACGACGGCCTTGTGCCGACGATGTCGGACAAGTGGGTCAACGTCCAGAACAAGATCAGCGAGCTCGGCGTGCAGCTCGTGCCCGAGTTCCTGAATCAGGGCGTCGCCGACGCCCAAGCACTCGTCAACGGCATGGCGCAACAGCTCGCCATGGAAGGCGGCAGGCTGACCAAGCTCGGCAAAGAGATCGGCAAGCCCGTCGGAGCCTCATTCAAAGCCCAGATCCTCGAGGACGTAGCCGAGGCCGTCCGAGCGGTCGAGGCGTCAGCCACGGCAGCCAGAGCCGAACGAGTCGCCCAAGCCAGCGCCCAACAGGCCCGCATCACGGAGCAGGCCGTAGCCCAGGCCGTCGCCAGCCTCGTCGCCAAATCCGACGCCCGTACCGGCAGACCCAACCCGGCAGCCCCAGCCCGACCCGTGTGGGTACTCGGATGACCAGCCCATTTACCGACATCACCATCGCCGGCACGGCCCTCAACCTGAACGGCATTGAATACGCAGTCACGGTCGCGCATGGACGCTCCGACATTCTGTCTCGAGCCAATCCGTCCAACGCTGAGATCATCCTGTTCGGCACCCTGAATGCTGTAGCCGAGATCACCGACAACGTCTCGATCAGCGCCTACGGCAACAGCCGCTTCACCGGTGAGGTCACGGACGTGCGGATGGAATTCCTCGGCGACGGCACCCCCAGGACCGTGATCACGTGTATTGGGGAACTGGCCAAGCTCGGCAACATCCTGATCGACGTCAATTTTCCGCACGAAATGGTCGACGCCCGGGTCGAAACCATCCTTGCCGCGACCGGACTGACGTACCTTAATGGCGCGACGGACCAGCTCGAGCTGTATGCCGTGACAGAGGACGTCCCGCGCACTGCTATGGAGCTGCTCGACGATCTGGCCCAATGGTCCGGTGGCGTCTTCTTTGACACCCACGAGGGCCAAATCGTGTTCGAGTCCTACGGCATCCGCGGCGAGACCGCCAACCCGGGCATTTGGGCGCTCCAGACCCTCACATTCGACCAGTCCAACCGGCAGTGGGATTCATACCAGGACGAGCTGTATGCGATCGAACTACCGGCCAGTAGCGTCGTGTTTGCCCCCACATGGTCGAAAACCGCCCAAGCCCTGGTGAACGAGATTGCCATAACCCATGCCGACCCGCCACAGATCGAGACCTACACCGACACCGGCTCAGTCGCCCTGTATGGGACTCGGGCCGCCGAGCTGACCACCGGGCTGCGGAAAAACTCTGATTCAGACGCCCGGGCCGCCGCGATCCTGCTCGCCCAGGCGTACCCGCTGTGGAGCCTCGGCCAAGTGTCCGTGCTCGTCCACACGCTCAGTGCTCCGACCCGGGACCTGGTCCTCGAGCTGTTGAACGGCGCCACCGTCCGAGTCGACTCCATGCCCACGGCAGGCCCCTACGATCAGTTCACCGGCATCCTCGAGGGCTACATCGAGGTGTACACCCCGGGTGAGCACATCATCACTCTCAGCTTGTCCGACCCGCGAACCTCGTACCAGACGGTTCCGTGGAATGGGATCGATGCCGCGCTAACATGGGCCAACGTGAACAGCACCGTGCAGTGGTATAACGTCGTCAACGCTGGCGACCTGGCAGCCTAGGAGACACTGTGGCAACCTCGAC